CGCCTGGAGTTCGGCTTCACCGGCTATGACTCCATCGGCCGGTACTACGAGCAACCTCCATTTCCGCACGTCGGGCCCGCAATTCCTGTCATCGAGGCCACCTTGAAGGACCAGATGCGTCACGCTGCCGAGGAGGCTTTCGGATGATCGAACGCCGGGAAGTCACCCAGGCCGTCGCCGCCCTGCTGGCCGCCGGCTCCGGCAAGCCCGTCGGCCGCGGCGCGATCCCGCCCGGCGGCGAACCGCCCTACTACCTCCTCGTCGCCATCTCCACGACCCTGTCCGGGCCGCCCCTCGCCGACGAGAACCCCGACATGAGCGTCGTCTACCAGGTCACCGCCGTCACCGGGCCCGCCGCCAGCACCCCCGGCTCGTACGCCGTCGCCGACCAGGCCGAATGGATGGCCGACAAGGCCCGTGCCGTCCTCCTCGGCCGCGACCCGGCGACCGGGCAGTGGCTCCACCCCCTCACGATCCCGGGCGCCCGCGTCTACGCCCGCGGCCTCGATACCGAGCCAGGGGGATCAACCGACACATCTGATGCCATCATCAACAACGTGCAGAGATTCAGGTTCGACCTGACTCCCGCCTGACCCCCGGTCAGGCACGTACACCCCGCACCGCGGCGGACCCCACGCGGACACCACCACGCAGGTGGCAGCCACCAGCCGGTACGCACCAAGGGGTCCACACCATGCCTCGTTTTTCCCGCAAGGGCGTCACGAAGATTCTCTTCGCCGACACGATCGCCGCCGCCACCTACATCCCGACCCGCGCCGAGATCACCGGCGCCACGGCGCTCACGAAGCAGATCGCCGAGGTCGAGGGGTTCAGCCTGGAGAACCAGGAGATCGAGACGCCGGACCTCGAGTCCACGTTCACCTCGAAGATCCCGGGCGACGACCAGGCCGCGGACTCCTCGCTCACGTTCTACGAGGACGACACGAGTTCGACGCTGGAGGAGGCCCTCGCCAAGGGCACCGTCGGCTTCATCATCATCCTCCGCAAGGGCGACGTCCCCGCCAGCAAGTCGATGGACGTCTACCCGGTGCGCGTCGCCTCCAAGTCGGCCGCGATCACCGTGGACAACGAGGCCGCGAAGTGGACCGCCCGGTTCTCCATCACGGACACCCCGGTCCTCGACGCCGCCGTCCCCGCCGGCCCGTAACCCGCGCAGCCACCTCCCCTCATGCCCCTGGCCGGGCGCCCCCGACGTTCGGGAAGGGGCGCCGCGCGGGCGCCCGGCCAGGACCTCAACCCCTTCCCACCCGGAGACCACCATGCCGAAGACCACCACCGTCCAGGCCAGCACCGCCGACCGGCTCCGCGCCCGCACCCGGCCCACGGACACGCTGACCTTCTGCGACGACGAGACCATCCGCGATGACCTCGCCCGGGCCAAGGCCGAGCACGCCCAGGCCCAGGCGTACGGCACCGAGGCGTCCAAGACCGCGGCCGCCGAACGGCTCGCCGCTGCGCAGGCCGCGTTCGACGAGACCGCGATCGTCCTCACCTTCCAGGCCCTGCCGCGCACCGAGTTCGAGGACCTCAAGAAGGAGCACCCCCCGACCGAGGAACAGGCCGAGGACGGCCAGATGATCAACCCGAACACCCTCGCGCCGGTCCTGGTCTCCCGCTCCTCCCTGGACGGCATCACCCTCGAGGACGCCACCACCTACCTGACCGACTGGTCGGAGGGCGAGGCGGCCGCGCTGTTCGTCACCGCCTGGAACGTCCAGAGCCACCGCAGGTCCGACCTGGGAAAAGGCTGATCGATGACGAGCGCCTGCGCTCCGAACTTGAACTGTGCGACCGGTGGGGCATCCCGCACAGCCAGTTCCTCGGCTCCGGTACTGGGCAGTGGACGGCCCGCGACCGGGAGAAGGCCCTCGCCTACCGGGCGTACAGCGCCAGCCTCTGCTCCTCCTGCGGAACCCGCTACGACGACTGGGACCACGGCCATGACGGCCAGGAGGACGCCTATGCGGTCACCGTCCAGCGCTGCGTCGGCTGCCGGGTCATCGCCGACAAGCAGGAAGAGGTCCAGCGCTCCGGTACCGACCCGAACGGGCTCAAGGTCGGTCTGCTGCCCGTCGCGGTGAAAGCCGCCCTCGACACGCAGAAGACCCACCAGTCCAGCAGACGACACGAAGACGACGACGAGTAGGAGGTGGCCCGGTGGCCCAGTGGAATCTCTCGGTCGACCTGCGCGGCCGCGGCACCCACCTCAACAACACGCTCCGCGACAGCGCCCGCAACGCCCGCACCCTCGGCTCCGACGTCCGTGCCACCGAAGCCGACGTCCGCTCCCTCGGTCGGCAGCGCCTGAACCGCCTCGCGAACAGCACCGACCACACCGCCGCCCGCATGCGGAACCTGGCCCGCGAGATCGAGCAGGTCGAACGCCGCCTGTCGGGCATCGGCGATGTCCGCCTCGCCATCCACCTCGACGACCTCACCGGCAGCAACACGTCCGGCCTGCACAACCTCCAGCGCGTCGCCGACGACACCGCCGACACCCTCAGCCGGCTGCGGCGCCGCGCCCTGCGCACCGCCGAGGCATTCGACGAACTCGGCTCCTCCGCCCGGTCCGCCGCCGGGAACCTCGACGTCTTCGCGGCCTCCGCCCGCACCGCCGAAGAACGCCTCACCGCGATCCGCGCCAGCGTCACCGAGCTGAACAACTCCTCGCGCGACCTCGACACCACGATCTCCGGTCTCGCCGGACGCATCGGCGGCCTGCGCAACCCGCTGTCCGGCACCACCCGGTCCCTGTCCGCGACCAGCACCTCCGCCGGCTCCGCCGCAGACCACCTGACCAACTTGAAGATCGTCGCCGGTCTCCTCGCCTCCGCCCTGTTCCCGATCGCGGCCGCCGCCGTCCCGATCGCCGCCGGCCTCGGCGCCGCCGGTATCGCCGCCGGAGTGTTCGGCGTCGCCATCGCCGGACAGATCAAGGACCTCACCGACGCCGCCGAAGCCCAGACCGCGTACGAGGAAGCCGTCAGCGAGCACGGCGCCACCTCCACCGAGGCCGCCGAGGCAGAACTCGCCCGCGCCCGCGTCCTCAAGGACATGGCCCCCGCCACCCGGGAGACCGCCGCCGCCTACCAGGTCCTCACCGACCGCTACCAGACGTGGTCCGACAGCCTGGCCGACGACACCATGCCCGTCGCCACCAAGGCCATGGGCCTGTTCTCCGACTCCCTCGACCACGCCACCCCGCTCGTCCGCGGCGTCGCCGGAGAGACCAGCCACTTCCTCGACGTCCTCGCCGGCGGCATGCAGACGGCCGAGTTCGACGAGTTCATGCGCGACTTCACCACCTTCGCCGTCAACACCCTCAGCAAGGCCACCACCGGCGTCGTCCATTTCAGCCGCGCCATGAACACCGGCGCGATCGGCGCAGACGTCCGAGAGTTCCTCGACTACGCACGCGCCCACACCCCCGCGGTCGTCGACACCCTGGGCGAGCTGTTCCGCGTCGTCCTCAAGGTCGGCGCCGCAGCCGCCGAAGCCGGCGTCGGCATGCTGGCTGTCGTCAACGCCCTGGCCCGCATGATCAACGCCATCCCCACCGACACCCTCACACTGCTCCTCCAGGTGGCGTTCGCCCTCAAGGCCGTCCAGCTCGCCGGCGCCGGTCTCGCCCTCGTCGGCCCGGTCATCGCCGGAGTCACGGCCGCCGTCTCCGGGTTCGTCCGCGCAGCCCGCTTCGGCGGCATCGCGGCCGCCATCGGAGGCGTCACCCAGGCCCTGTCCCGCATGCAGCGCGTCACGATCGGCCTCGGTGTCCTCGCCGCCACCGTCATCGCCATCAACCAGATCGCGAAGGCGTCCCGCGGCGCGCCGCCGGACGTCGACCGTCTCACCACCAGCCTCAAGGAACTGGCGATCACCGGGAAGGCGACCGGTGAGCTCGGTAAGACGTTCGGTGACCTCGACGGCCTCGTCGGCAAGATGAAGAAGTTCCGCGAGGAGAGCCAGAAGCTCGCCGAGATGCGCGCGGAAGGCGCCACCGGACTCGGCCGTGTCCCCATTCTCGACGACATCGGCGAGTGGATCGGCGACAAGCTCTCCGACATCCAGGACGGCCAGGACTCCGTCCAAGCGCTCAAGGAAGACTTCCAGGCCCTCGACGAGTCCCTCACC